CGCTAAACTTGCAGATGTGATCGCGAATCTCCTGCCATTCTGTAGACAACGGGTTGGTCGCGGGACCAAACTCGAACACGAACTTGTTCCGCTGCATAACACGCACCAGCGAGAGCAAATACTTCCGCGTGATGTGGGCAGCATCTCCAGGCGCACCAGTGAAGATACGATTTTGCATGGCCTTCACCTTCTTCTCCTTCATCGCCTCGTCTTTTTCGTGTCCACAGAACACAGGCATCACCCGCCTACCAGCAAGGTAAGAGCCTAACATCTGATCGATACGCTCTTGGATCTGATCATTGTACATCTGTGCATCGACAACTTCGTTCTCTCCATCCACGGGTACCAGAAAGTTCTTCTTGGATTTCTTGAAAGGATTGCCCATGCTGGTGTTGCGGTTGATTTTATCAACGAATTTGACACCAGGTGCTCCATTCATCGCAGTAAAATCATCCAACACGTGGATCTCCTTCCACTGATCCTCTGGCAACTCACGGAGAATGTCTGCTTTGAAAGCCTCAACACACCGCGCCAACACATCGGACTTCATTTTCTGGACAGGGTTGACCATATCCAATGCTGCTAGTCGCCATGGTTCCCACGAGCCCAACTTCGGTGCGCAGAAATCCTCCGAGTAGCCACGCTTTACTACAGCATCTCGAATGACCGTTGGCACAACAGAACTGCGACCGTGTGGACGAAAGCCTGTGAAAGAACCATACACGTTGCATTTCCCAGTAGCTATGTATGCCATCACTGACTTGTGGTGGAGTGAGGTAAGGTTACGCACATACCCCTGAGCACTCAACATGGGCGCACCGGCTTCGATGTGCGGCTCCGGAAAGTGATTTAAACCTACCACCACAACCTCTTGAGTGAGGCACGCCGCAGCAATGCGATCACCACCACCAGCCACATGTACGCCGCAAATCATGGGGCCGCGACCAGTGAAGGCTACCAGAGGCATGCCACACTGCCCCAGGACAGTAATAGGTGTGGCACGACCATTCCACACACTCTCAATGTCCATGGTATCACACATGAAGTGTCCACCCTTTGCTATGTTGACAACAGCGTGTGCAGACACTGTGCCCTCCATAGTCCTATCCACATAGCGGCCAGCAGCCACAAAATTGGCACTAGCTTTAGCGATGAGAGGAACCACATTTTTCTTTGGTGGTAGACATCTCAACCGGAAGAAAGCCAACTCCTTCGACGGCATCTCAAACACCTCCGAATCATGCATTTCGCACGAAACGTCCTGTAAGCCTGTGCTACCAGGACTTCCATGCACTACAGTAAGAGTGTAGCGTCCCTTGGGTAAGGTATGCGCAGCTGTGACATAGATGTGACCACGAATGCAGAGGGCTCGACCAGCGCGCAGCACTGTGCGTCCTTGAGAATCGGTTCTACTCGTGGTAAATGCCACCACATTTCGTCCCACATACTCCTGAAGCTCATCAGGCGTTCGGGAATCGCATTCCATCTGTCGTGTAA